TGGCCAAAAATATAGTCCATTCTAGCTTAGATATCAAATCATTTACATAGACTTTGTTTAGTTTATTTTTCTTTATGTATTTATGAAGCTCTTCTAAATCTAAAATAACCCATTTATCTTCCATTTCTAAAACCATTTTATCAGCTTTAGTATCTGTTCTACCTGTTTGTGCAGGTGTGCCATCAGGTAAAGCAAACATATCTCTAACATCATATCTATAATAGGCATTTTTATCTTTTAATATACCTGCAATATTCCAAGATGTTTTTTCTTTTGGATATTCTATAGCAGTTAAATGTTTTGAAAATCTTTCTAATATGTTCATTGACTTATTATATATAATATATTATTAAATCATTAAAAGGAATAACAAAGAAATATAAAATGCAACTAAAAAATTATTACTACTATTTTCAAAGTGTTTTAACACCTAGATTTTGTAATGATGTTTTAGAATATGGTAAAAAACATCAAGAAGAACTGGCTAGAACAGGGGGATTTGATAAGGAAAAATTATCAAAAAAAGAAATTAAAAACATACAAAAGAAAAGAAATTCACACATTGTTTGGATGAATGATAAATGGATTTATAAAGAAATTATTCCATATGTTATGGAAGCAAATAAAAAAGCAAATTGGAATTTTAATTTGGATTGGTCAGAAAGTTGTCAATTTACAAAATATTCTTCTGGTCAATATTATGGTTGGCATTGTGATTCATGGGAAGTGCCTTATAACAAACCAGATTCTTTAAATGAAGACGGTAAAATTAGAAAACTCTCTGTTACATGTTCTTTGTCCGATCCTTCAGAATACGAAGGAGGCGAACTAGAATTTAATTTTAATAATCCAGAAAAAAACAAAAAACAAAATATACGAAAATGCACAGAAATATTACCACGTGGTTCTATAGTTGTTTTTCCTAGTTTTGTATGGCATAGAGTTTGCCCTGTTAAAAAAGGAACTCGTTATTCACTTGTAATTTGGAATTTAGGATACCCATATAAATGAATGAAAATTTAGAAAATATATCTTATTTTGGTACACCAATTTATTTTGTAGAATTACCTGAACTAATAAATTCTTTAAATAAATCATCCGATAAATTTATTTTAGATGCAAAAAAAAGAAATAAAGAACTAATAAAAAATAGAGATAAACAATTTAAAAAAAAATTAGGTGATTTTGGAATTAATCATCATTCAACTTCTTTAATTAATTTAAAAGAATTTAATAAATTACAAGAATATGTTGAAAAAAGGTCTTTTGAAATATTAGATCATATGGGTTATGATCTAACATACTACAATTTAATATGGACAGAATTTTGGGTACAAGAATTTGCAGAAAAAGGTGGAGGACATCATGAAGGACATGTACATTATGATAATCATATTAGTGGTTTTTATTTTTTAAAGTGCTCCGATAAAACTTCTTATCCAATATTTCATGACCCTAGACCTGCAAAACTTATGACACAACTTCCTTTTAAAAATATGAATGAAATTACTTTTGGATCAGCTGCAGTTAATTTTAAACCAAAACCTGGTTCTTTAGTTTTATTTCCATCTTTTTTAGAACATCAATTTGCAATAGATTTAGGAATAGAACCTTTTAGATTTATTCATTTTAATTTACAAGCAATTAGAAAAATAAAATGAATTTTAAAAACAAAAAATTTTTAATAATTAAAAATGCTATATCAAAAGATTTAGCCACTTTTGTTTATAATTATTTTTTAATGAAAAGACAAGTGGCTAGAACTTTATTTGATAAACGATATATTTCCCCTTTTGAATCAATGTTTGGAGTTTGGTCTGATTTACAAGTTCCAAATACTTATTCACATTATGCAGATATTGCTATGGAAACTTTATTATTAAAACTTCAACCTATTATAGAAAAAGAAACAGGATTAAAATTAAATCCAAACTATTCTTATGCAAGAATTTATAAAAAAGGAGATGTGTTACATCGTCACAAAGATAGATTTAGTTGTGAAATATCTACAACACTTCACCTTGGAGGTGATTGTTGGCCTATATTTTTAGAACCTTCTGGAAAAGAAGGATTAAAAGGAATTAAAGTAAATTTAAAATCAGGGGACATGTTAATTTATAAAGGAAATGAACTTGAACATTGGAGAGAAGAATTTAATGGAGAAAATTGTGCTCAAGTTTTTTTACATTATAATAACTTAAAAACAAAAGGTTCAAAAGAAAATATTTTTGATAAAAGAATTCATTTAGGATTACCTAGTAATTTAAAAGTATAAATTTTATGTTAAAATATAAAGTTACAGATAATTTTTTAGAAAAAAATTTATTTTTTAATTTAAAAGAAAAATTAATATCGCCTTTTTTCCCTTGGTTTTTTCAAGAAAAAATAAATGATAATCATAAAAAAGATAATAGTTCATATTTTACCCATATATTATATCATAATAATAAAGTGAATAGTGTTTATTTTGAACATCACGCAATACAAGAATTAATAAAAAAATTAAAAATTAAAAATTTATTAAGAATAAAATGTAATTTATATGTAAACACAAAAAAATTAGAAAAACATAAACCTCATAAAGATTTAAATTGCAAAAATTTAGGTGCTATTTTTAGTATTAATACCAACAATGGTAAAACTGTTTTATATGATAAAAATAAAAAAATAAATATAAAATCAATTGAAAATAGAATTTTACTTTTTGATGCAAGTAGTTTACATTCTAGTACTTCAACTAGTGATAAAAAATTTAGAATTAATATTAATTTTAATTACCTATGAAAATAAAAAAAAATTTATTGTCAGAAATATCTGTTTATCACGGAAAAATTGATATGCCAGAAGGTTTTGAAATAGAAAAAGATGAATTAATAAAAAATATATTTTTATCTCAATATTATGAAGATATTGAATATCCTTTTTCAAAAAATTGGGATAAATTAAAAACTTATATTTGTGATTTTATTAAAGTTGAACATAATTTAAATTTTGTCCCTATAAAAACTTATGGCTCTTTTTTTGAAAAAAATGAAATTTCTAAACCAAGATTAGAAATTGATTTAATGGATTTAAAAAATTCCGTAGATTTTGTTTTTTTATATGGAGTTGAAATAGATAATAATACTTGTGAAATATGTATCTATTATGATGACAATAAAAATAAAGGAAAAAATAAAATTTTTAAATTAAATAATAATTCATTTATTATTTTTCCTTCTTCATTAATTTATACAATTCAAAATAAAAACAATACATTTTTAAATTTTATTCAAACAATAAATTTTAAAATAGTTTAAATATTTTCTAAATCCCAAGAAAGAGTATTTTCATTCCAAGAATAAGTAAACTTATTTTGTAATTGTTCCGCTGTTAAAGCAGGAGCTATTCCTACAGGAGATTCCCACCTAGCTTCTGTTACATTTTTAGACCACGAAGGAAATGGTTGAGGATTCCAAAAAATTTGATTTACTGGATCCCATGTAAAACCAATTCCAGCATAATTTCCTCTAAATGGAATTCCTCCAAGACTATGTACATTACTATGTGTGTTGTAAGATGTTTGTATCCATAAATGAGCTGGCCAATTATTATGTTTTTCTAAATATTGTTGTCCTATTAATTCAGATGGGTTTCCATTTTCATCTAACATGTCATTGTCATTTAGTGTTAACACTGCTAACACAATATTATCTTCTGAAATTTTTGCAAAATGTGCCATTATTGAAATTTATATCTGATTACTACTATACCAGACCCTCCACTTCCACCTACTTTATTAGCCGCAGGATGCCAATTCCCAGCAGCACCGCCACCGCCACCTGTGTTTGCATCTCCAGGATATCCGTTACCATCAGCTGGATAAACAGCAGAATTTCCACCTCCACCTATTCCTCCAACATTAGAAGGACTTCCGTATGCACTTGATCCACCACCTCCAGCAAAATAATATTGTCCACCAGAAGATTCACCACTTGTACCAAAACCTGTTATTCCTGCCCCCGCACCTCCTGCACTACCTCTCGGATCACCTCCAACATTAGTAGGATTTGCAGCAACCATTGCTCCACCCCCACCTGCACCTGTTGAAGAACTAGTATCACCTAAAGAGGAACCACCATCATTTCCTTGTGGTGGACTTGTTGGTGGAGTATTTCCTGCTCCTGCCGCTGAATTTGGATAAGCTGCTCCTCCACCTGAACCTCCAGGATGTCCTACTCTTGAATTTGGCCAAACAGGGGTTGGAAAATTTTGATTACCACCTCCTCCTCCACCTGTTGAGGTTATTATTGAAAATATTGAAGGATTACCGTCTACACCTACAGCACAAGTAACTGCAGCACCTCCTCCTCCAACAGTTATTGGATAAGTTGTTGCTGAAACTGGTACTGCTGTACCTGATGGATAATTATTTATAGGTGCTCCAGGGCCTGTTTGAGGATTATTAGTTGTATTAGCATAAAATCTAAAACCACCTGCACCGCCTGCAGCTGGCGAAGGGGAACTAGGGCCTGGCGATGATCCAGAACCTCCACCTGCTACTACTAAATAATCTACAATATTATTATCTCCTGATCCTGCTTTACTAACTACAAAACTTCCAGGGCCTGTAAATGTGTGAATTTTATAATCGCCAACTGTTGCAACACATCCACCTGTTGCTTCAATAAAAGGACTACCACCTGCTGTAAATCCAAATCCTTTTGCTGAACCTGC